TGGACATGTTTCCGAAATACGATTTCTCCAAAGCAATAGCAATCTTGTCTTCTTCAAGAAGTGATTGAGAAAAGATTGACTGTGCTTCTTGCACGCGGAAGTCTACGGTTGCCGAGAGGACTGATTCGCCACGGCGACCCGTACGGATGTTGGTTCCTGATTCGCCACCGAACTCGGCAGGGATTGCACCTTCAAGACGCTCTTGGCGTTCCAAGCGGTCTAGGGCAACGTCGGTTTTGTATCCAGGGTTTGATTGCAACTGTTGAATGTCGCCACCCTTAACAACACCAAGTTGTCCTGTCTTGCCATCGGCAATCTGCAAGATTTCTGGGTTCTCGCCTGGGCGCGCTACAAGGTATTCGTCTGGAAAGATACCGCGTTCGATAGCAATTTCGGTGAGTGCTTGCAAACGAGCACGTGTGTAGTACATGCCCATGACACCGTCGAACTGTCCTTTTGGTAGGTCGAGGGTGATGCGCTGTGGTACGACTGCTAGTGGGATTCCTGCACGGTTAGGGATGCGTTCTAGTTCTACTACTTCTAAACCTGAGCGTTCCTCTGGTGAAAGTGTTTCGGTGTTTTCTGGTCCCATGACACAGCAAACGATTTCGTTCTCATCAACATATTCGAGGATTACGTATTGAGTGTCGAAGCGTACTTTGCCCATGCGCAGGCGTCCGATGACTTGTTCGCCGTAGTTGGAGATAAGCCATGATGCTGGCTTTAGGTAGGTGAAGATGCAGTCGTCTGGGACTAGGTTATCTGGGTCGTCCGATGGTGCTGCGTATGTGTCTAGTGGGTTTCGTACTGACCATTTTGGTGAAAGGTTCTTGAAGTCTGGGCGCAGCATGACTGGGCTTGACGAGTATGCAAGAAGGTGACGTGCGCGGCGTCGCATTTTCAAATCCATTTTGTTTGTATCCCACATGGATAGGATTGCTTTGCGGCGGGTGCGTGATAGTTCTTTGCTTCGCTCGTTGCCTTCTTTTACTGGCGGGAAGTATGGCATCGGCATCGTGGATGCGACACGCATAGACGTCTGGTCTAAGCCTTGCACTAAAAGGTTGGCTGTTGATGTGCGTGCGTTGCGGTCTAGTTCGTTCAACGGTACGATGACGTCGCCGTTGGCTAGGTCGCGGACGCGGCGCATTTGTGCGAGCACTGGTCCTTGTGTTTCTCGACGTGATTTGTAGAGACTTACAATTTCTTCGACGGTAATTGCCACTAATCAACCTTTGCGATGTTAAACCTGGTGGTTATAGCATACACAAGTGTTATATCCATGAGGGTCGCCACTGTCTTGGTGGACGTTTTATTGTGGTGAGGTTCGGTGCATGCAGACATGCGAACCATAACGCCATTGCTAGGTCGGTTCCGTTCTTTTTGTCGCGGGTCCACTTGCAAAGTTCGTCTACGAGGGCGAGTGTTTTCCAGTTTCCGCGCATTGTTGGCAGTCGTAGTGCGCCTGAGCGTGCAAGTGTTGGGATGATTGCTTCGATTCCTAGGTTTTGGTCTAGTTTGTTGCGGGCTGTGGTGTGGGGGAGGATGTTGACACCCCATTTGGCTGTCCATTTGCGCACGAAGTCGTGTTGGAGTAGGAATCTTTGGGCTGCGTTGATTTCCACGATGATGTGGGACACGGGGTAGCCAAGGTATTGGGCGCGTTCGCACCATTCTTGGAGGATTCCTGTGAATGAGCCGTCGGTTGTGTTGTATCCGAGGAGGTTTTCTGCTGTGAGTTTGGTTCTTTGGATGTCTACGATGTGATACAGGTTGTGTTCTGGTTGGTAGAGCATCCAGATGAGTCCCCAGAATTGGGTTGGGGATGGGTCAATGCTAATGATGGAGATGACTGGGGCGCGTAATCCTGGTGGGATGTGTTCTGGTAGACGTTCGTTGTCTATGCACCCTGAGTAGAGTACGCCGTCTTGTCCTAGTCCGCCTGTAATCCATGTTCTATCAACAAGATATGTTTCGTCTGCGAGGTCTTCTTGTTGGTAGATGACGCGGAAGCGCTCATTGTTTGAAGAACGGAGATACGAGAGGTCTTTCCACGATAGCCTTTTGGGGTCAAGTAGCGGTCCATTAGGGTAAGCAGGCGAGTCAAGACGCCTGGACTTAGGACCAGTATCCAGGTCTTCGTAGTACGCCTTGTAAATAATATGCTTATATTTTTGTTTCTTGGTTGGTTCAGGCTTCTCAAGCACATTGGTAGTTGTGACATCTTCGCCATCATAATCGTCCTCGTCTAAGTCATACGTTACTTTGTTAAGACAGTGGGCATACAGGTCGCCTGAGCCGAGCCGCTGTCCGACTACTACGAGTGTGCCGCCTGGGTCTACACGTGCTTCTGCCATTGAGTCCCAGCGTTCTAGGAGTTTGTCACGGGCTGTGGATTCGCGTGCGTTTTCGGTGGAGGCTACGTCGTCAAAGAGGCAAAGGTCTGCACGGTGTCCAATGAACTCGGCGTCGATACCATATGCACGTACGGTTGGTTCTTTGTTGTCTAGCCCATTGCCGTCTAGTTGTTCAACAATGAATTCTTCAGCACGCCATAGCGCACCTTTGTCAGCGGGTTTGAATCGCCCGTAGTCGATGGAGAGGCAGCCCAGTGCGTCTACTGCCAAACCCTTCTTGACTAGTTCTGTATCTGCAAGCATAGGGTTGGGGCGTTCTAGGGTTTCGCGAATTCGGCGAGAGTACATCTTCGCTAGGTTTTGGTTGGCGGAACCGATGAGTACACGGATGGCACGGTTCTTTACGATTGCCCATACCGCAACATCATGGAACAGGGTTGATTTGCCTGCACCTGGTGGGACGTTGAGACAGATGAATTCTTTTTCTTCACTGTCAAGGGACATAACTATTTCTAGGGCGGCTTCTACTTGCCACGGTGCGGAGACTCGTCCGAGGTAGTGTTCACGGAAGAATTGGAAGTCGTCTAGTCCTCTGCGTGCTTCTGGGGTGAGACGGTCTAACGGTATGGCTGGTGGTAGGTCTGCTGCTTCAGCCAAATCCATTGCGTCTTCCCATTGGACGCCACCTTGACGGCGGGTGTGTTTGGTGAGTTCTATTGCTGCGACATCGGCGTTTGCTTTGGCTACTTTAGATTTCTTTATCCAGTTGTAACCTGTGTTGGGGTGAACACCTGCGATACGGCATGCGTCTAGGGTTGTGTGTCCTGAGTGGATTGCTTGCCAGAAACGTGCTTTGTCGTTTGCTGGAACCTTGCGGATTCCTTGTGCCATGTTCCCCTTAGTATATGTTTATTTTTTGCGCGTGTCTTTTTTGTTCTTAGACGTGCCACTCTTTGCAACTATTGCTGCGGTTGATGCGCCTCTAGCGGCAGTCTTTGTTCCTTTGGCAACCTTGCTTGCAATTTGGGAGCCGACTTCGTTTGCACGGTTTGACGCAATTTTGGTTAGACCTGCTGCGGCTGCTGATGTTTGACCTTCGGTCATAATTTTGGTTGACGCTAGGGTTTTACCAAACGGCGTACTGGCTGTAAATACTTTTCCACCAGTTTTGATTGAGTTTGGTGCAAGTCTTTCAAATACTTCGTTTGCTACTGCACGTCCTGCTACTTTGCCAAAAACTTTGCCGAGAACTTTTCCAGCGGCTCCACCTGCTGCCATCGAACCCAAATCAATTGCTGATTCTTTGAGTACTTGTGGCAATGACTTGCGAGCATTATCTAACGCACCGTATACGGTTGGGGCTGAGATGATTGGTCCAGGGACGCTGACACCAGACTTTTTTACTGAGGCTTTGTAGTCTGCCAATGAACCTTGATAGTTAGGTTTTGCTGGTTGAGATTTCTTTGGAGGCATGTTGCAAAGAATAACATAAACTGCTACTCTCTTGTTCAACTTCACAAGTCGTCACTGTCGGGAGATAGCGATGCACGCATGGCTGTACACCTGTTGCAAGGTGCGGGGCGTAAACAGGGGAACCTGGGTTGGTTTCTATTCTTTGAAATAGGAAAGCAGCGTGATGAACGTCATCTCATCAAATAAAGGTGTCGGCTGAAATTAGCCACGGCGACCTTCCGCGGGGGCGGGAACTGTGGGGGAGGCACTCTTATGCTGTTTCGACTGTGTTGCCAACGGCAGTGAAACCATCTAGCGCGCCCGTTGGGCTTGCTCGCAAAGAAGGAGAAGCAATGTCGCTAACGTCTGACACCCTCGTTCAGTGCTTCTTTTTTTTCCGTTTTTTTCTTCCTGCAAATGGCGCCGTTGTATAACACTTGCCAACAGAAACAACAACCAAAACCACACAGCCACCCACACTATTTAGCACTAAATCACGTGCCAACTTTCCAGCCACAAATGTGCATGCATACAGAACGCATATATGGTTATAGGGGGGTCGCGCGCCTCGGCAGATGCCCAGTTGCTGATATATCACCGCACACGAACACTTGTTCGCTTCACGCAGAGCGACCATTCCACCACCAAACACACGTTCGCACCCCACCCCACCCACCTTTCCGCTTGCAAAAGTTAGCACCCCGCTTGCAGTAGTTAGCGCGGCGGCTCGCCTATGTTACCGAGTGGTAAGTTACCCGCTAGTAACTTGTGGCAGTGCGAACACTTGTTCACCCTCGGCGCTGTGTTGTCTCCCTTGCGAACACTTGTTCGGCTGTGTGTTGTCTCGGCGTGGCATTGCGAACATACGTTCGTTTTGTTAGGTGTGCCTAACTTTTTGTTTTGGTGCTGTCGATTTCCCTCGATTTTTGTATTACAATTTGGTTACAGTTTCTAGCCCTTTGCCTGTAAGGGTTTACTGCCCTTAGTAGTGGCTAGGGCTTGCTTTGGTCCTTTCAAGTGTCAGACGTATCGGATAATGTATCTGTATCGGGATTTACCCCGAACACTTACAAGAAAGCGGGACACAATGACACGCAAAGACTACGAACTAATCGCACAAGCGATAAAAGACACAAGAGAGAACTATTACGCCGAGAACCTAGCCATAGCGCATGTAGTAGGCGTTTTGGCTTCAAGACTGAAGGAAGATAACCCTCGCTTCGACGTTTACAAGTTCGTCGAGGCTTGCGGAATAAAATTCTAGTCCGTACCCCGTGCGCTTATGGCGTGACGTTCAATCGTGACACGGGACAAGGTCGAGAGACCGACACACAAACCAACTACAGAACGGGAAACCATGAAAATAGACCTAGAGGACACTCTCTTGATGATTTCAACACAGTTGAAACAATTCGAGGAAATGAAAGCAATCGCAGAACGGACAGACAGTCCATTTATGAGAGCCGAAGCAATCGGCGGAATTATTGCCCTTAGCGAGATTTATAGCAGGGTCACTAAGTACGCCACAAGCAAGCAGAAGCAATGGCGGGAAATGACAGTAACAGCAGACACAATCGAAGCAAGAGAAGCAACACACAACCAATGGGCACAGAACGGAACAACCAAATGACATACACAATGGAATGGCGTAATGACCCCGTACTAATGCGGAAATATGTAAACATTAGGCGAGACGGGGAACTATCGGCACAAGCAGTAACAATTTCAAGCGACACCAACAAAGTCGGCATAATCTACAACGTAATGCTGAACGGGCAATGGTCTAAAAACGAATTCGAGTTTACAACAATTACGGAATGGGTCGAAAGGTTTACAAAATGAAAATTGGCTACGCAATACACCAACAGGGCACGCCACAATTAGCACTAAAAGGTCACCCATCATATGGTGCTAGTCGTTGGTGGAATAATGCCGAAGGTTGGGCACATAAAACACAAGCGGACTATTTCACGCCACAAGAAAAGGAAACACTGAACTTGCCACTAGATGGCGAATGGGTAGAGATATACCTAGAGAGTTAGCACACAGCCCTAGCCCTACGTAGGTAGGCACAAGCGTCAAGGCTTGACTAGGGCACGACACTAAGATATAGTGTTAGACAGTTAGACATAACAACTATAAAGACAAGGGGTAAATAATGATACTTACAAGGGAAACCGTACAAAAGTACATAAACAAAGAAACCAATGGGCAATGCCCAAAATGTGAGGATAGTTTTTCGGCAACAGTAGGAAACCTATATCCAACATGGTCAGACCAACACGACAACATTGTGTGCTACTCATGCCACACAACAAGCGAAGGGAAATAACAATGGAAAGAACAACAGACAGACAACTAGACCAAATGGTCAAGATGATAAGCGAGGAGTTCCGATGGGCAGGTTTACTACCTGACGAGACGAAGGTAATACTAGACAAGGGTAGCAAGACTTACGGCAGGGCATATCGTCTCTACACGGCAGGCTACGCAGGCAACTCTGGCTATTCAGACAAGCCACTCTATCTAGGTGACGGCTACCTCGGACTC